TTCCTTTCGTTATCCGTTAAATTAAGCTGCAACACGGCAAGCGAGTTCAGGATACAAGTTAGCCCAACCATACAGAACGTCTAAACGAGTAGGAATAGAATCGTTGTTAATGGTGTATTGACGAACTACACGCATTGACAGACCGATTTCCTTATCGCTTGCACGACCTGCAAAGTGAACACCCTCTGGCAACTCAAGGTCGGCTACTGCAAGAGTAAACGCATTGCGGTGCATGATGATGTTTTGTGGGGAAACAGTACCAGACTGGTTAAAGAAGGTAACAGCTTGTCCGCTTGCTGGAGAAGGAATAGATACGTTCTGGAACTGACCAGCGGTGATGATTGCTGGGGAAACGTTTACAGAAATAGTACCACCTGAGCCAGAAACAGCAGTATTAACTACAAAGTTACGCAACTTGTTTGAACCATAAGCTTGACGATTCTGTGGGTTAACTGCATAAACGCCAGCGATAGTGAATGTATCGCCTTGGTTCAAGCTAACGCCATTGGTCAAAGACAAAGTGATGGTGCTTGAAGAAGCCCAACCAGATGTCAAGAAACCAGTAGCGGTAGAAGTGTTAACAGTAGCAGAACCTGAGAAGTTACCGAAAGTATGGGATACGATGTTTTGATCCATCTTCCAGTTCATACCAGCAGAGTCACGACCCATCAAACCTTTGCGATACTGCTCGCCAATAGCTTCCTGTGGCACAAAGAGGCCTTTCAAGCTGTCAACGATAGTAGCTGAGGTAAATGGCTCAACTGTGCATGAACGACGACCATCACGTGGTGCGCCTTCAGCATCAAGGTAAGCAGCAGCGGTCAAGTAAGTGATCAAACCAGTTGGAGGCGTACCAGCAACACCAACGATGTTCGCTGTGTTGTTAGCAGCTTGCAAAGTACCATCACGGTCAATCTTGTTAGCGATAGCAGCTACAGCAGGCTTCAATACACGATCAGAGAACATATCCAAAGACAAAGCTAAGTCTTGGGTTGTGAACTGTGTGTCAACGTGAAACTGAGTTGACAAAGTCACAGGCACAGAAGTTTCATTGAAGTCTTCTACGTTTAGGGCTGGGCCAGTTGTACCAATGAAACGACCTGGTTTACGAACGTTAACTGTGTTACCGATCTTGCCACCCACGATTGCAAATTGGTCGTCATAATTTCTATCGACTTCGCTTGTAAATGTTAATTCGTTTTCCAAGACCATCAACGCTTCGTTGGTGATCTTAGAAATAGTTAGCAAATTATTTGCCATGATTATTTCCTTTATATATATTTAAATGGGTATCAGCGAATCCGTTTAGCCTGTCGTGCTGCTTTCCATTGGGCGTAAGTTCCATGAAATGCTCCATCTCCATCGATGAGAACATCTCCTGTACCTTTGCCAGCGGTGAGAGGCTTAATCGGTGCTGGTGCTTTAGTACGAGCAACAGGTTCGCTTTTCTCAACAGGAGCTTCTTTACGCTCATATTGACTTTCCAATTTCCCTAATTCTTTAAGAGCTTTAGCTACAGGCATAGAAGCTACTTTTTGAGCGTAATCCGTATCTGATGCTAAGTGATATAGGATTTGTGGGCCTACATCGGATTCTAGGATTGCATCTCGTACTTCATCTCGTACGACTACATTACTAGAACTAACCATATCATCAAAGTCAGGAAGTTCAGCTTTTGCTTTTTCAAGTTTCTGAGTCCAAGACTGTATTACTTGATTTCTTTCTTCTTGAATTTTGCGTTGCTGTTCTTGTATATCACGCTGTTCTAAGGCTTTTTCTGCACTCCACTCTGCTAATGCTTCAGCGTATTCAAAAGCATCATTAAACTGCGATGCTTGTGGTTTTTCGCTAACGGGATCAGCTTGAATAGGCGCAGGCTGTTGCTGTCTTTCAAGTTCTTGTAAACGGGCTTCTAGGGCTTGCTTTTCGGCTTCAGCTTGTTTAGCACGTTTAGTAAGCTCTGAAAAACGCTTTTCAAGTTTGGGATTTTGTTTAGGCTTGTCTGTTACTTCCGCTTCTTGTTCTGCCTCTGATTCACTCTCAGCTTGAGCTTCAACTTCTGGCTCTGTGGAAACTTCTCTTTCGAGTGTTTCAACTACAGCCTCAGAAGGAGCTTCTTCGCTAGCTAAACCAAGTTTATTAGCAGTCCATTCCGCTAAATTATCTGACGTTACTACATTGTCTGCTGTTCTTACTACTGTTTCTTCTGACATGAGATTCCTCAAGAATTATCCCTGTGAACCCACAGGTAGGTACTACAAATATTTTTATATCACAAGTGTTGCGGTTTTACAACACTTAAATAGCTCGTTCAACCACTTCTGCGTTTGCAGCTTTCATTTCAGTCTTATTCATGTGAGCTAAAACAAGGGCTAATTGCGTTTTGAGTTGCTCAATTTCAAGCTGAGTTTGTGTCTTAATAACTGTGTCATGAGCAATCGTATCGGTGCGTAACTGGCTATCAGCTTGCTTAACTTGCAATTCCATCGCTGTTTTCTTAAGCATTGCCTGATCTTTTTGCTCTGTAACGCTGGCACGATATTTAGCATCCATCTGCATCATCTGAATCTGCTCTTGTAGCTTCTGAATCTGTGCTTTGCTTTGAGCAATCATCATCTGAGCTTGTGGAGGAATATCGGATTTCTCATCTATTTGGGCGAGAGGATTATTGATTGCCAAGCGGTCAGCAATGATGTCTGAGCCAGGGAAATCCATGTTTCTGACATATAGATCACCAGCGACTTGTACGAGTTGAGGATCAGCAGCAAATAAGTTGGTCATTGCCTCTACAGCTTCTTGACGCTTGGAGTTATAGCCAGGGCCTGTATCCATTACAACGTCATATTCACCGACTGTAACGTCATTTAAGACCTTAGCTACGCCATTTTCGTCTGAACCTGGCTGATTTAATGTAACGATTTCAGGCTTTCCATCATCGCCAATGATCCGCATGACTCGTTCTCTGTCATAAATCTTAGGCACTAAATCCAAAATAATACGACCTGTGTGACGGATACTGCGTGTCAGATTGTCGTAATAATGGAAGTTAGTCATATCAGCTTGCATCTGCTGACCATTGATTGACTTGCCTGACTGAATACCTTGTGGAAGCTGGCTAGGATCAAAAATACCTACAACTGCTTGTAAATCCTGATTCATGCCTTGCAAAGCAGCCATTACGCCCGCAGGAGGTGGCTCTGGTTGCAATCTTGTAGGGGCTGGAGCTGGTCTACCTTCGGTATCTGTCTGTTTGTAACGCAATACAGGCATAGCTTTGATATTAGCCATCGCCCATTCGTTCTCATGTCCTTCGTCTTGACCCTCTGCCAACAGCCACTTAGCTTTAGGAGCAAGAGCTACAGTTTCAGTAAGGGCAGTAGACCAATAGTTATACATACGCTGTGGGTCTTTAGCCATACGAACTAAGCCAAATTTCTTATGCTTATCGTCTACTCTGACTTCTTGACCATAAACAGGCACGATTGGAATGTATTTACCAGCCCATTCTCCTTCTTCAAGGATTTGCATAGCGGTTAGCTTGCAATATTTAATCTTTTTGCGCCAAACATCACGCTTTGCAATGACAGTAATGCCTGCTTGGGCTAAAACTTCTTTGCTTGGGACTTCGCTGGAATAGCCAGTTGTGCCATCAGATAGCTCTAAAAGCATATCTTTAATGCGTTCTGTGTAGAAATACTCAGCTATGCGTATATCTTCTTTTGTAACCCATTCGCTCTCTGTATCGCCCGTTCCTCTTGATGAGAAACCCTGATCCACTTCTGCATCTGGGTACATGGTTTTAAACACTTCTTTACTGACAACTGTTGTGATAAGAACTCTCTCAGCATCAGAACCATCAGGCAACACACTATTAGGATCAAAATAAACAGTAAATGGGTTCTCAACTGGTCTAATGTAGATTTCTTGATCAAAGCTGTCCTCTTTTACATAGTCAGTAGTAATGCGCCAATAGCCCCAACCCATCTTTACGCAATATTCAAAAGCGTGGTCATAAGCTGCATCTGCATCGGATTGGTTTTCAATATGACGGCAAATACCTGTCAGAATCTCTGCTACTTTCTCGTCTGACTCATTGTTCATGCCATGCACTTTAATGCGTGGGCGTTGCTGTCTTTGCTGGTTACAGATTTGACGGATATAAGCGTCAACTTTATTGATAGTCAAACAAGGTCTAGCTTCTAAAACACGGCTATTTTGCACGTCTACAGGCCATTGATCGCCTGCTGCAAATCTTACGTCATCCAACGCTTCTGCACGATTGTTGCTATCCGAATCATTACAAAGTCTTAAAAAGTCCTTTGCTTCTTGGATTCTGCCATCTGATTGGGAGTCTGCAACGCTATCGTATGCCATAGATATTCCTTATTTATTGCCCGATTTTAAGACAAGTGTCTCATTTTTACTACACATTTTAACCCATCCAAGAGCTAGGAAGTTGATAAGTTCCCTTCTGTTTGGGTGCTTTTCTAGGTTCATTGACCATCAATCCAATGTATCGGAAAGCATCTGCCCCGTGAGAATAGTTATCGTGTAAGGGTCTTTGACTAAATTGCTTGGTATCAGGATCAACGTCATATCGATAATGGCGCAAGCATTGTAAGCCATCGTGCGTATTGTTCTTATCAAACCAGCATTTATTAAACATCATTCGGGCAGCATTAATAGAATCAACGATTGGTGTTCGCTCAATAACTCTAGTGTTATACCCTGAAGCTCTCACGATTTCCTCAATACTCTTGCCGTTTGATGCCAGAGTTTTGTTTCCAGCATCGTGGGGCAGCCAAATAGTGTCAACAACATATCCATAAGACTGAATTTTAGCTAAATAATGAGCAATTGTTTCTTGATTGTTCTCGTAGTAGCGAATAAGGCGGGTTTCCATGCCTATAAACTGAACAACCCAAAATGCCGTTGCATCGGCCCAACCGAGATCGAATACAACATGGCAGGGTTTAATAGGATCGTAAGGCACATTGGTTATGCGCCCATCTAGCTCTGCCATAGTCATTTCTTTGGCAAAGATAGCACCATCTACTGTCTGACGGCATAAGCCTTCCCAGACTGTGTTGTAGGCTTGAATATCTCTAGCTTTTAATGCATCTTTTTCTAATTTAAGCGTGTCTGGAAACCAGGGATTATCCTGCCAATTAACTTTAACGCTCTTACAGTTTTCAGGGGGTGATACAACGAACCTTTGATAGGTTTCATCTGTTTCAAGCTCTGGGTTGAATGTGACCCAAATCTCCGAATTTTCTTTTCGGATCGTAGGTATAAGAATGTTCCACGATGTTTTAGATACGCTCTGTGCCTCCTCGACCCAGCATATATCCACACCCTCATAGGACTTAATGTTTGCCACGTTGTTTTTAAGCCCAACAAACGCAAATTCTGTGCCGTTTTGCCCTCGAATGGTGTTCTGCGTGATCTCATAAAACGATTCCAACCTTAAATCAATAATTTGATCTGATAATAATTTGTGAACAGATTGGCTAATAGAGTTTTGAAACTCACGAGCGCATAGCACCCTGGTGGGTTGTTTTACGCCCAATACCAACAAAGCACGGGCAAACGACCAAGATTTGCTTGATCCACGCCCACCCCAAGCGCATTTATAACGCATAGGCTCAAAGAGGAATTGCAGCTTATAAGGGAACTCTACCCCCGCCAAAGACTGCCTAAGCTGTGGTGAAACGCTATTCTGGCTTGACAAACCGAACCTCTAAGCCCTTTATTGGCCCACCATCTTCGCCTGTAAGCTCGGTGACTTGTGTTTCTTTCCAGCCAGCCCTAGTCTTTAACCAAAAGATAGCAGCCGTCATATTTCCTGATTTAGCGTTTTGAAACAGAGTATTAGCTATCTGAGCGTTGGCATCTATGCGCCCATCCTCTAATTCAGGCTTGTAATGCTTTCTTAGCGTGTCATCGGTTATATCTAGCTTATGGGCTATATCGACAAAGCGTGTTCCCATAGCAGCTAGGTTTCGCACTAGCTTTCTGCTGTCATCGGTTGGAATATGTTCTACGCCCTGCATTTTTATCTTTTATATGTCCGAAAGTAATATAGCTTGCTTGCCTGTGAATTCTTCCCAACGCCTCACAATAACATCACAATACTTAGGATCAAGCTCCATAAGCCTTGATTTTCTTCCCATTTTCTCACAAGCAATCATAGTTGTTCCAGAACCGCCAAAAAGATCAAGAACAACATCTCCTGATTTACTACTATTGGTTAAAGCTCTTTCGACCAGCTCTACAGGCTTCATTGTTGGATGCAAAGCCGAATTTCCGGGTCTTTTAATCTCCCATACATCGGTTTCTTTTCTATCTTCAACTCTTAATCTGTTAGATATTCCATCTTTCCATCCATAAAGAATAGTTTCATGTCTTGAATGATAGTCTTTTGCACTTAAAACAAGCCTATCTTTAACCCAAACAATAAAACTAGCCCATTTTCCACCTAATTTTTCAAAAGTAAGTTGCATGTGACCTAATTCTTTATCAGACATAGCAATATAAATATTACCTTTGCAATAGGTTAACAAAACCGTGATGTAATCGCTTACAAAAGAATCCCAATCAGAATCACTCATCTTATCGTTCATAATTTGACGAGATTTGTGTCTAGGGTTGTTGGAGTTTCCATAATCCACGTTATAGGGAGGATCAGTGAAAACCATATCAGCAGGTTGATTTTCAAGCAGATCTTCTGCTTGTTCTAAATTTGTGCTATCGCCACACATTAGCCTATGGTTGCCAAGCACATATATATCGCCAGGCTTGGTTTTTGGCTCTTCTGGCACGTCGGGCACAGCATCTTCATCTGTTAGCCCTATGGTCGGTTCTATAGCGTTTAAAAGGGCATCTAGCTCTTTAGCATCAAATCCAAGCAAATCTAATGAAAAATCATCAGCCAACAACTCTTTTAACTCTATTTGCAGTAATTCGGTATCCCAATCAGCATTTAAAGCCAATTTGTTGTCGGCAATAATTAAAGCCTTCTTTTGAGTATCAGATAGGTGTGCCAGCTCGATAACAGGCACTTTATCCATGCCCAGCTTACGAGCAGCCAATAGCCTGCCGTGACCAGCAATAATGCCGTTAGTGCCATCCACCAATATAGGATTAGTCCAGCCAAACTCTTTAATACTGGCTGCAATTTGAGCCACTTGTTCATCAGAGTGTTTACGGCTGTTATTAATGTAAGGAATTAAGGCTTCAATAGGCCGTTGTTCTATTTTCACTGTTGTATTGGCGCAACGCTTTCGGACTGTTGTATTTCCGCAACAGGTGGATTAGCAGCTTGGATTGCAGCTACTTGAGGAACTGCTTGTCCATGAATCTTTGCAATTAGTCCTGCTACATCAGCATAGGCTTGCTGACTAATGTGTTTTAGGACTGCTTCTACTTCTGCGATTTCTAGATTGATATTAATCATTTTGTTTTAGCTTTCTTTGATTTGGCAGCGTTTTTCTCAGCGTATGCAATAGCGACAGCTTGCTTTACTGGTTTACCAGCTTTAACTTCAGTCTTGATATTCTCTTTAAATGCTTTTGGGCTTGCAGATTTCTTTAATGGCATAGTATTTTCCTTTCGGGTTGTTGCCTTCTTCAAGGCGGGTTTTGCTTTAATTGTTGCTTTGCGTGGTTCAAAGTCCTCGGTTACAGGAAAATGCCATTGATTAGATGGCTTAGGCTTTGGGCCTAGAACTTTACAAAGCCACTCTTTAAACTTTACAATCATCTCTATTCCCCTTAACAATTCCAGTTCTTTAAACTAGCTTTAGCCCGTTCTGCTGGGCCTTTTGCTTTCTTTACTACGCCTTCCATTCTTGCACAGAATGATGCCTTACGACCCTTATCTTTCTCAGTCTTTGGGTTTGGTGCTGGTGCTTTTAGATCACTACCATTCTTTTTATTGTATTCAGCTCTACCTTTGGCGGTCATTCCTGCGCCCTTTTCTGTAGGGTTATAGGTTTTGCCTTTGCCTGTAGTCTTATGCGGAATAGGTTTATCGTGTTTATTAGCCATTATTTCTTCTTCGCAGTCTTAGCAGAGTCAATAAATGCTTGCTTGGTAGGTGCGCCTTTAGCTCCTACTTTACGCATCTTTTCTACAGGCTTACCTTCAGCTTTTTCACGCTTAATGCGCTCTTGTTTAGCGTGGATATTCGCATAAAGACCAGGTTTAGTTGCCATTATTCATTTTCCTGTTCAACCCAACATATATCTTGCCATGAAAGCAACAAACACTTCTCGCCCTCGTGGTCTATCTTAGTGAACTTTAGATATTCCTCTTTGGGATCATCGTTCATTGTGCCAAAACGGACTCTCGCCCCCACTTGAATTGGCATTGCTTCTCTACGATCTGCCGATAGCTTCTTGCCAGGGCCTACCGCTACTACAGTTCCCATGTTTTCAGCTTCTTTGTTATTCACAATTAAGACAGAGCTTAAAACACGAACATCTGGGCGGACAATAATCTTGTCCCCCAGAGGTTTAAAAGTTACAATTTCTTCAGCCATTCAATATTACCCTATTGGTTGGTCAAAAAGTCCCATGCCTTTACCGAGGCTTGGGGCTTTTGCTTACATATCGTCTTGATCGTGTCCGACACGCTTATGGCTGTAGCACTCACGCTCACCCATATTGCCGTCATTCAACTCACCGAGCTTGCCTTCAAAGTTGCCAGCGTGGGAGAGTGGGCGTGAACCCATTGCATCCATTTTGCCCATGCCAACTCCGCCATTTAGCTTGACTTTGCGCTCTCCGCTCATGTCAGCTTTAGCTGCTCCAGCAGGTGCTTTTGCGCCAGTTGTTGAAGGTACACCTTTCATGCTATCCATTTTGCCCATGATTTATCCTTTAAGATGGGGTTAATACACTACGAATAATAATACTATTTTACGATTTTTCAAGCAATTTTACTAGATTTATCGCACCTTCTATATCGTGGATTCGAGCTACTGTTGACCCACGCCAATTCAACATAAATGCTTGTTGCGCTGCTGTGAACTTTGCCTTGTCATCTGACTTTATTTCAACA